GGGAAAAGAAACGAAAAACTTAATATAATAAGGAGAAAGTGGACTCGCTTACGATTAGGAGTTTGGAAAATCGTAATCTTTCTCAAGGATTTTTCGAACCGCATTACAACTGATGCAACTATGCGGGTTCGACTCAACTAGTTCATGGAACTCGTTGATTTCCTCATCGGTGAGGTCGTACCGCGCATAAACTGCCGTGTCGTAATATGAAATCTGTGGGACAACGATCATCTCGTTGTAATAATATTTGTTTCCCACGGCGGCTCGAATAGCAGCTTCGGATCTGGTGATTCGAGTGGTTGCTTTCTTGTTTTTGACTTGCTTTTTCAGGAGGTCGAGCAATGTGAAAGATTGATTGGGGTATAAAGATTTCAAAGTGTTCTCCTGCTGTGATCGACAGCGTTCAGCGAGATCCCCAAAACCGGCCACATCACCACAAGTTTGACCAATAGAGCGAATCATACAACCAAGATTCCTGAATGGTTTGTATTTTCCATTAACTTCTATTGGAGAGTGTTTTAAAAATTGCAAGTCCTCAGGCTTCTTGCATTCCACCATAGTAATATTGAACCCTGCGTTTTCACGAACATATTCTGCAATACTTGCTGCAGTGGCAAATTCTCCAGTTTGGCGAAGTGTGCACACGTGTTCGGCAATACTATGATGAACATCAAGGGACACGAGAGTGTCAACAAGGGTGGTAGTGGAACTACCCGATGCCAATTGTTTCTCTTTGTGCTCGAAGATAACTTTCTCTTTCGGGTTTGCGGGGTTCATAAGCAAGAAAGGTTTCTCTAGCTGATCAATGACATTCTGTAGAGGTTGCTGCATATGTTCAGGACTTATATAAACGAGTGCATCAAAAACAGGCGTGGTGACACAAGAATCACACGCGCTGATATCGACATTGAACATTCTGCGAATTGGTCCCTCTAACGTAGTATCAATCCATGAGATACAACTATCATCAGACATCACCCTTCCTACAATCTTATCTCCTAGAACATCTAAGAGATCATTGAAGCACTGCTCAAGGGAATCGTAAGAAATCTGTTGCAAGTACCTCAATTCGAGATCATAGCGGTGTAATGTGGGGTACCTGGCCGTAGTTGCATGACGGTTGAATTCGAGAGTGAAAGTGATGGGAGCTGCACCAAGTGCTTCCTTCAGCCTCTTCATAACACCACGACCAATCACAGCGCAGGCAGGTTTTAAATCCCCAATAGCACGAGGGTCCTTGTTTACCCCAATTGTAGATGTGGGTTTGGCGAATTCATCAGGCTTAACTTTCACAACCACATACTTCTCGCCTGATTCATCAAAGGGAATCACATCTTGGCCAATGCTCAAAGAATTTTTGAGCGAGTTGAGGTAAAGAATCTTTTTTGGATGTGAATCCTCAGCGTGTTCGAGGGCATACTCCATGTTTGAAACGAAATCCGTGGTGCAATGGGATGCAACATGATCACGAATACATTCCAGGAATTTCTTCTTACATAAGAAAGAGTTGATCCGTATCCTCGACAGGCGCTGATGTTCAACAAATGATCCTCCCACAGAATTAGTGTAGCGTGTCATAGCGGTGGAGGTGCTGACGCTGTCCACCCGATGGACAATTGCATTGGAGTGGAAGCAAGTGTTATATATGGAACGGTATCCGCCTTCATTATCCGGTGTAGTCGTTGGAAAATGGACAGTACCATCTTCTCTGATGAATTCATTAGAAAGCGGTTTGAAACATCCATTATCAACATGCTTCTTGATGGGAAGTCTCCCATGTTGATGAGGTATTCGTGTCAACCTCATTTTAATAGCGCCGTTACGTGCATCAGGCAATCTCTCCAGCACGTCATACTCAAGCTCGGTCACAGTGACAGTGTTAACACATGTTTTTGGTCGGTTTTTGAAGATGTGTCGTGCCAACTGCTGAAAATGACTTATTTGCCTTACTTGTACCCCTCCGCTTGCTGGATTGGAAGCATTCCTCAGAACTGAGTTCTTGATTAGATTGCTGACCACGTAGGCAATGGTGTTAGCAAAGTTCTCGAGGTTGATGTAAGCAGCTTGTTTTTCACTCATTACTGAGAGACCAATCCGTGTGACGGCGGCAACAAGAGATTGTGCAAGTTTCCCATCAGTTAGAATTGTTTTGATCAACAACTCTCTGTTTGTAGCAATGGTGCGTGCTAAAACTGGGTACCC